CGAGACCGAGCGAGTGGTGCCGTCAGAGCCGCGCACCTTAATCGTCAGAGAAGTGTTGGAAGTACGCTCAAACGTCATCGTGGAATTAGTGCCGAGTGCGCTGGCCGAGGATGGCAAGCCGAATACATTTTGCGTCCCGCTGACGTTGAGGTTGCCGCCAACATAAGCCGCACCCGCGATCCCCACGCCACCCGCCACTTGAAGTGCACCTGTCGTCGTGGAGCTTGCCGCCGTCGTCCCAAACACCTTGAGCCCGCCGCCGCCGGTGATGTTGGTCGTGCCGCCGATCAGGAGATTGCCGCTACCCGTAATCCTTACTTTTTCCGAATAGGTTCCGCTTGCGTCCGAGTTTAGAAAATCAAATGCTAAATCGGGGTATGTTTGCCCAAAAGGAGAATTACTGCCTGCTGCGGTCCAATACAAGAAGATTGGATTTAGTCTTACCGCAATCGCCTGTGAGCCAGTAAACGTGTTCCACCCAGCTCCAGTAAACTTGAAACTACCCGGCGCGGATGCCGCATTTTCTGGAGCAGGAGACGAATTAGTGAGCGAGCTTTCTGACCCGCTGACGGTGAGGTTGCCCGAAAGGGTGGTGTTGCCGGCGCTCGAAAGCGTCAGCACGTCGGCAAGGCCCGTGCCTTGGACATACCGCTTCACTTTAAAGTCGGCGCCGTAAACGTCGGCGTTGGCTACGTTGAGGTCCCAGTAGGCCGTCGCGCCGTTGTTGACGTATCCGACGTTTGTGCCGCCGATGCTGATCGTTTTGCTGATCGCCTGGCCGTAGGATGGAGAGTGCTGGAGCGAGAGCGTGGTCCCGCTGCCTCCGCTCATGGTTAGGTTGCCGGCGAGGGTGGCGCTTCCCGCAAACGTCACGTTCTTCGATGGGTCGAGAACGATAGCATCATTTGCTGGTGAAGGCGTGTCGGTAACTCCGATGAAAAGATTGCCACCATCCGATGCGATGTAGTTTGCCAGTCCAGCGGCCACATCCTTCATTGTAAGGCGGGCAACATTAGAACCGTCTAGCTGAAGCACGCCAGTTCCAGCCCGATACAAGCTCGTATCCGTCCCAAACCCAATGCCGCCCGCGCTGGTCGTGTGCGTGGTGAGCTGGAGCTTGCCGTTGGCGGAGTCCGTCGTCGTGCCGAGGAGGAGGTTGCCGCCGCTGGTGATCCGCATCGCCTCGCTCATACTTGGGCTGCTCACGTTGGTGGACGTCGAGAACGCCATCGGGCTGCTTCCGCCTCCGTCGTTAAATACCGAGATTCGTGCGATAGGATTGGAAGAGAGAGTGGTTGACCAATCAATGCTGGTTCCCGAGCTGCCGGTGTTGTAGGTGCTGGTTAGCCTAATCGTAGGAGTGATCCCGGCACCAATCGCACCCGCGCTTACCTGCAACTTCTGCCCGCCGTCCGTCGTCGTGCCGAGGAGGAGGTTGCCGCTTGGAGTAATCCTAAAACGCTCCGCTGGTGCTCCTCCGTTCGGTTGCGTTGTAACTAACAATCCTGTTCCAAATTCTTCAGCAGTATTTTCTTTGTAAGACTGAACAGAGGTGCCTCCAGCAGTTAAGGCGCCTCCCGAGTTGTATCGCAGGGAAAAATAAATTCCAGCACGAGGATTTGCGTTGTAGGCTGTGCTGTTATTGGTCAATCGGACCTGCCCAAAGACGTTTGTGTCTGGATTGCTTGGTGCTCCACGAACTTCAAGGAGTGTTGATGGACTTGAGGTTCCGACTCCAAAACTCCCCGCCACGCTGCTTTGTCCCGTGCCGCTGACCGTCAGGTTGCCGCCCACCGTCGCGTTGCCGCCAAAGCTGGGGCTGAAGGCGTTCAGCTTGCGCGTGCCTTGAGAGCTGCCGTCTACGGCAAGGAAGTCGTCCGACGCCGTGCTGGAGGCCGTCGTGGCTAGGGCGTTGATTCTGATGTCAGCCATGGAAGTAGGGCGTTAGGGAGTTTGAACGTACACGATCAGGTCACCATTGGACGCTTCGAAACGGTCGCTTGTTGCCGTCACCAGATACCCGTCCGGCTGCACCGGCTCATTGGAATCGTAGATGACAGTATCGTTGAGGCCGGTCGCAAAACGACGACCGAGCATATCAACAAAGGAGGCGAACGTGCCGGAGGTCACAGTTGGAACTCTGAGGCTTGGATGGCGGCGGAGGTGCCGCCTTGGCGGATGAACTTCGCGGCGGCCGCCGCTGCGGTGCTCCAGGTGTAGTGGGAGCCGCTGTACAGGCGATGGCCATTGGTGCTCGTCGGCGCGGACCCGTCGAACGTGCACATCACGTCGGCATCCTGCACGTCGAGGACGACCATGTTGCTGGTTTCGTTGAAGGCGCCAAATTGCACGCCACCAGCGGTTGCATCCACCGTCAGACGCTGATCCGTAACCGGACTACTGCGGAAGTAAGCCGGCTTCGGGAAAATGTTGTTTAGATTATACGAGGCCATATGATTAGGTTACCAAGCGCGGTTTTGGCTGGTGACATGGGTTGCCACCTGCATCTGGAAGTTATCAGGCATCTGACGTTCAATCCGATCCCATTCGTTGAGTTTCTTGAGTTCAGCGGTCTGGTAGGCCTGCTGGGCTTTGTCCATCTGGCCGTCCTGCATTAGCCAATCGCCATAGGTCTGCCATACCAGAATGCCGGCTAGACTCTCAGGCAGCTCCTGCAACTCCCACTTGGAGGGCGTGTCCTCGGGGTCCTGCCCCGCTGTAGTCGCGGCCAAGCACTTCCAATAGTCTGCGGTGCCAACCAGCGGACCCGTCGTCCGGGTGTAATAAATGTACTGTTCCGCAACGTAGGTGGCGGTGGCGCTGAAGGTGTCCCCGCTGTAGTTGTAAGGCACGGGGCGATAAAACAGGTAGACCGGGTTGGCGGGATTGGTGTTGTAGGAGACGTACCCGTTGGTTCCCATGAATCCACCAGCGGTCGAGATCATCTGGAACCCCTCGTCCGTGACGACAAAACCCTGCGGACGCGGGTAGGTCACCATCGCCGGGTTGTCGATCCAGACTTGGAAAACGACATCAATCTGCTTCTCTCCCGTCTGGTTGTAGGGGACGATGAACTGGTTGGGACTGACGTTGGTCTGCTGCACCACCAGGTTGCCCCAGAGGTAGACCCCCTTGGTGATGTCCCCGGCGTAGGAGATGGTGCTCCCATTGGTGGACACGTTGACGGAGTAGGTCTGCGAAGTGCAGGAAACCCCCGTCGTGTAGGTGATGGTGCAGAGGAAAAAGCCGTTGGGACACTGCTGGATGTTGGCAGAGGTGACATTGGCCTGGGTGCCAACCGTGCCCGCCTGCACGTTGAAAAAGGTGCTGAAGGTGGTGGTGCCGTCATTGACGGCCAGACGGATAAAGTCGCGGCCGTTGGGGCGGGCAAAGACGGACGCCTGGTACTGGGTGCTGGGGAAACCGCTGATGGTCTGGCTGACCTTGTGCTCCCCGTTGGCCACGGTTTCCAGCAGCTTGTCAGCGGTCACCCGATTGTCCGCCGGGTTGTTGATCGCGTTTGCCGTGACCGAGAGGTTGGTCGCCGTCCAGACGCTGGACTGGCTCAGATCATTGGCATAGACCAGCAGGTCGCCGGCAAAGCGTGCTTCACCCCAGATCGACAAATCGGGCCAGTTGCCCGCGCCCCAGACTTGCCGCACGTTGGAGTTGAAGAGCGCGTTGATGCTGTCCGCTGTCTCAGTGATCAGCCGGCTGCTCGGCACCCCAATCAGACTGCAAATGTGGTTAAGGGCCTTGCTGTACGGGACAATTCTCAAGAGGCCTTTTGGGCCATCCAGCCGCCCGTCAAGCCGTGACGGGCCGGGTTCACCTTGGGCTGGTAGCCTTTAGCGCACATATTCGGGTTGTCCTTCAAGTACTCTGGCAGCCACTCATGCACCTTGACACCATGCTGCTGCTGGAGGCGGAAGAAAAGCCGCCCGTCAATGCGGGCCGCCATCTGTCCCAACCCGTCAATCTTGGTTGAACCCTGCGCCGCCATCACACGGGCGCGTTGCACTTGCCTGAGACCCGCCGCAACCTTTTCGGCCGGCAGACCCTCTTCCATCTCGCGCCAGAACTCGCGCACCACTCCCTTGGGCAAGGCGGTGATGATCTCAGGTTCCGCAGGGACCATAAAAAAGGAGGGGGCAGAGCCTCCGGGGAAGATGCCCCCGCTATCAGGTTTGGTTATCCGAGCTTGGACGAATCGGACAAATCTACGATGTTAAGGTAGATGTCCAATTCCCCGGCGGTCAGAGCCGAGGGACTGCCCCCAGTCGCATTGGTGAAGATAGCGACCAGATTGGCGGTCGCCGTTGCCGTGCGGATGGTGGCGGTCGTCGGCACGCCCGCCAACGCCCCGGCCGTCAGGACTGACTGAGCAGTCACCAGGCTGTTGGTGGTGGTGGTGGTTCCGACTTGGATGGTGAACGCCGACGTGCCCGCGAAGGCCGTGGTGATGTTCACCAGCGCGTTGTTGAGCACAAACTTCGACGGCAGGGCGCCCAGCGTCATCGTGACGGTGTCAGTGGCACCGGAGCCGAAGGCGACATCAGGCGACTTGACGTTGAACTTGTGCGAGAAGCCGCGGGCCTGCTCCTGCAGCGAAAGCTGCGAAACACGGGCGCGGGAGATAGTAACAGCAGTATCAGCCATGGTAAATTCCTCCTAGGTTAATGGCTTGGTTTAGCTGGTCGCGGCAAATTTGCCGAGGCCGAGCGGATTCTTCACCAGCAAGGTGAGGGCCGCGAGGATGAACCCGCGACGACCACCGCCCAGGTCTGGCAATTCGTTGGATTCGATGCCGAGCATATAGCCCACCCCGACCAGCTCCGGGTCAATGACGTAGCCACGGGCCTTTTGCTGGTTGGTGGTGGTCGAGGGATCGGCGCCATCCAGAATCCCGTTGAACAGGTCGGGAACGACCGTCACGGTATGGAAGTCACCAACGTACACGGTCACATCCAGGTCAACCTGGTGGGACGTTGCATCCTGCGTGACCTGATAGGTCTTGGTGGTGCCGGACGCGCCCTCCTGCCGCTGGAACTTGGAGATCGCCCGCTTCAGATTCGGACCCGCAAACAGCGTGTACGAACGACGGCCGCCAACCTGTTGGAAGATTGACTGGAACACGTCATTGAAGGCGGACTCACCAAGGGAGTTGGTGGCGGTGGTGTCGATGTTGGCGCTGGGGGTGCGGAAGGCGGCCGGGACATCGCTGCCGGGGGTGGTGCTGATCCACTTGCCAAGCGAGCGCATCTTGTAGGGGGCCGGCGGGGCCTCCTGCTGCCGGTCATTGTCGGAACCGATGCAGGCTTCTAGGTCGCGCTTGAGTTCGCGCATACACTTCATCTTGGCATTGGCGACCTCGCTATCGACGCCCGCGACATCGGACGCCTCCTGCAGGCGGGAAACCATCCATTGTTCGCGGAACTGCTGGACGTAGTTGCCGATGCGGGCGCGGTTGACGGCCTGGTTGGAGAAGGCCAAAACATCCTGACCCTCAAGGACGCCGCTGAAACTGACGGGCGTCAGGCTATCGACCTGCCACTCCTGATAGGCATTGGTCATCCGCTTCGTCTTGGCGAAGGTGGAAATTTTCGGTGTATCCTCGGGAGCAAGGATGGTGAGAAAGTCGGTAAGATCTTCACGATCCCCCGCGACGTTGTAAGTGGTGCTTAGAGCCATGTGATTAACGAGCTTGTTTGGCCGCCTCTCGGGCCAGGAGGAATTGAACCGCCTCGCTTGTCGTGACTCCACCCTTCTTGGACAGATGCTGCCGGAGGGCGTCAACCTGCGCCTGCGACTTGGAAGCCGAGGGCGTGCGGTTGTCAGAAGAACCTGCGGTCGCCACCGTTTGGGACGAAGGCGGCCGGCTGGAGGGAATCACGCCAGCCTTGGCAGGCTTGTTGGCGAGCGCCTTCTTTCTTGCTATTGACTTCAAGCCCTCGATTTGGACGCCGATGACCCAATCCGCTTCTGCTACATAACGAAGCCAAGGCTTTTCTATGTAGGCCTGCTGGGCCGCAACGTAATCGGGCGTACTCTTGTCCTGCAAGGCTGGAAATTCCTGGTAGGCAATTTTTCGGGCCTCACTACGTTGCTGCAAAAACAGTCTTTGGGCAGGAATGTCATCCTCAAGCGTCTGGTCCGCTTTGATGATGACTGACGTTAGCGCCACTTGATCAAAAACCTGATCTCCCAGTCGAATGGGCTGAAAGTTTGGTTTCGCAAGTTCCTGCTGGGCAAAGCGTTTGGCCTCCTTTGCCTGTTGGGCAATGGCGTCCAGTTGATTGATGTTCTCAATATGGGCGAGCGGCCCACCCATGCCGGGAAGCGGAGCCATTGAGATGTCCGGGACTTTCGTCTGGGCTTCCTGCTGACTCTTGGCGAGCTCCAGCTTGAGTTCGTTCAACTGAGCCTCAAGGGCCTTACGCTTGGCGACTTCCTCGCCAATACGCTTGTTGATGTTCTTCTTAACCTCTGGCGGAATCTGAGAAGGAACGGAATCATCCTCCGCTTTGGACTCCGGGCTTGCGGCCTTTTCATCCTGGGCATTGGAATTTTCGACAGACTCGGTTGGGTCCGCTTCTGTTGATGCGGGTTGTTCAGCCGTTTCGGGCTGGGCGACCTGTTCCGCGGGTGCCGTTTGTCCCTTGGCGTTCTCCGCCTGCATATTAAGCAGACGTTGAGCGGCTTGGGCGACACTCAGGTTACCACTGACTTTTTCATCGGCTTTGGTTGCTTGCGCTTGAGGCGCCTCAACAGGCTGCGAAGTAGCTGTAGCTGGTTCGTTCATCATGGGTTTAAGGCCCCCAAGGGCAGAATCATGGGTTTGACGCCCCCAAGGGCTTTACCCAGCTTTCGCCGGGCGAGATCACCGATGCAAACATGACAAATGCTTGTCAATAGGTTTTTTTTCAACCTATGATTGAGCGTCCGCTTCGGTCATCCGGGTGATGACAAAGTCATCATACAAATTGATGATGGCCTCGTAGGCGCGGAGTTCGCCCACCGCCGTGGTGGTCAGGCGTTCGTCCTTGATCACGGCGTCATTCATCAGATCGACCATCGTGTTGTGCTGGATGTCGCGCAGGGCCTCGACAAAGTCCTGGAAGGCATCATTGCCGATCAGCCGCTGCACCGAGGTCTTCAGTTGCTCGGTGCGTTCAAAGGGGGTGAGGAGCAGTTGTTTTCTTCGCATCAGGTCGAGGTGGTGGCGGGCATCGGACCCGGCATGGCGGCGCCAAAGCGGCCAATGGTGGCGTTTTGCTGCTGTTGCATCTGGAACTGGTACTGCTTGGCGCGGGCGTCCAAACGGTCCTTGAAGGCGGCGTCCGAGGCGTAACGCTGCTGCACGTCGGGCTGCTGCAAGTACTGCTGCATCACCTGCAGACCAAGTTGCGGCGGCGTGCCGATGCGGATGTTTTTCGGTATCCCGGCAAAGATCTGCGCCAGATCCTGCTGCTCGTCGTTGACCACCTGCTGCTGGCCGGTCTTGGCCGGGCGGACGATGCGCTCCGCAATGTTGGGATCGATGGAGGAGACGAAGGATTGGAACAGGGCGCCCCAATCGCAGACGCCCTCGCGGTCGAGGGATTGGGCGCCTTGGATGATGGCACTCCATTTCTCCGACATCATCTTGAAGTCGGTGCTCTGCACGTCCCAGGAGAGGTAGAAATCAAACTCCTCGTTCACGTCCCCCTTGTTGAAGATCATGGTCTCGGCGTCCTTGACGCCCATGACGCGGAAGACGATCTGCTCGCTGCCGTACTGTTTGTACAACTTCCAGATCTGCCGGAAGCTCTTCGCCAAACAATTGAGGAATTTATTGACCTCAAACTGGTTGTAGATCGGGTCGATGGCCGGATCTCCCTTGGAGGCGGCAAAACCGTTGTATTCCTTGAAGGAGGACTCCAGCAGCGCCTCGGAATTCTCCGTGTTCATGTCGGGGATCGGCCGGTCGGCGTAGTGGTACTCGTTGGGCCGGCGCTCGGAGATCATCGCCCCCGGACCCCAGCGGCCCGGCGGGCGTCCCTGCGGGTAGCAGATGGGGGGCAAGACACCCAGCGATGCGGCGTCGATGCGGGAGTCCTTGTGCGCCTTGATCTGATCCTGCCAGCACTTGCCCGGCTCCGGCACGCCGCGGGAGTCGTGCAGTTTGCGCGACAGGTACTCGCGCCGGTAGAGCACGAACGGATACTCGCCGTGCGCGTAGCCCAGCAGACCCGTCTTGGCGAATCCCGATTGGGTTTCGCTGGGCGGCATCTGGGGGTTGAAGACGGTGCAATAGATGCCGGGGACGCCGTCCTCGTCGGACAGCCGCTGGTAGGCGTAGACCACCCCGATCTTGTCGGTGAAACGCTGCTGGGTGTAGACGAAGGAGCGGCTGATGGGCTGGAGGTACTCGGAGGGACTGAGCGTGATCAGACGCCCGCGCTGGGTCTCGATGGCCTTTTCCACCCAATCCTTGTCCCAGCCGTCATCCTGCACCAATTGCCGCATCTGCTCGGCGGTAAAGTATTCCACGCGGTAGATGCCGGGCACGCGCTCCAGATCAAGCGAGAAGGAGGGGACAAACAGGTTCTCATCGAGGTTGAAGGCGCGCATGACCGGGAAACTGCGCTCCGGGCCATCCATCGGCACCGAGGTCTCGCCGGTCTTCCGCAACTCGCGCAGCATGGTGCCGGCTTTCTGGCGGGAGCAGCCGTACTGCTCCTCGAAGATGCTCTTCAAATCGTTCTCCGCGCCCTTGTCATTGATCAGCGCGGTGATGTCGATCTCGGGGAACTGCACCTGCAGATCCTCCATCCGCACGTTGACCAGCGTCTTCTCGCGGCGCTTCTCATAGAACTGCCCCATCACCGCCAGGCCCTTCTCGTTGATGTAATTGGCGGCGATCTCGATCTCGCGTTGGATTTCGGGAATTTGCGTCTGGATCAGCCAGCGCATGAAGTTGGTCACCAGCACCGAGCGGCCCATGTCGTTGGTGCCCACCGGCACCGCCACCAGATTGGCCCGCTGGAAGGCCATGCACTGCATCGCCACCTTCTTGTTGATGATGTTGTCAACGAGGAAGACGCGCAGGTCCGAGGCGCCGTCCCAGGGCGTGGGGCTGGTCTTGCTGCCCTCGCGGGCGTGTTTCTTGCCATCGGCGGACTGGCCGTTCCAGATCGCGTACCGGGTCTCGTAGTTGCAACGGCACTGGTCAACGTAGGGCTGGTTGTCGCGCACGCAGTCCTCGAAGGCCTTGACCAGGGTGTTGAAATCGGGGCCGGAATCGCCAACGGGGGCTAGTTGCAGGCCGGGGTCGTTGGGGACGGAGGTGTTGAGGGAGTCAATGGAACTCATTGCAAGCGCCCCTTATTGCCAACGGCGTCAACTAGCAAGTCAATAGCTCCAAGTCCGGTCATTTCCCGCCGGCACGGCCTGCGGATCAACAAACCCGCAGTTGGCGACCAGCAGGTAGCGCAGGCAGTCCACCGGGTCCTTGGTCGCCTCGTCCTTGCCGCCGCGGGCGGTGTACTCCTGCATCGAGTAAATGAGGTTCTGGCAGCGGTCCGAGATGTAAAGCCGGGGTCCGTTCAAGGCGGAGATCGGCTGCTGGTCGTTGTAGGCGAGCAGGCTGTTGATCAATTGCAGGCCGTTCTCGATCTCCACGCCGGGGGCGGGGATGCAGGTCATTCCGGCTTCGTCCAGCTCCGAGATGATGGTGGTGGCCCCTTCAGCGGACTGTCTTTCGGCGGCGCCCAGTCGCGGATCAATGTATCTTTCCTGAACCGGCTCACCGTTCTCACAATTTTCGATAAGTTCGACGTAGTCACGGATGCCGCGCTTGGAGCCTTTTTGCGCCGGCCCCGGCTTGCCCTCCAAATTTGATCCGGGCAGCGCCCAGTCGTCGTAGTCGGGCCATTCACGGTACACCCACCAGGTGCCGGCGGCGTCGATGGCGACCCAGAGCATGAACCAGTTCTTGGAACCCGCCGGGTCCAGAGCCATGTAACGGGTGACCTGATAGTTTGGATCACGAACAAAAGGAAGCGTTTCATGGGGGATGACGTTGACCTCTTTGTTGAAGCCGGGAAAAACGGAAGTGATGGATTTGGTGGGGATGCCATAGGCGCGGGCCAGCACCTCCTCGCGGGGGCGCCCCGCCAGCTTGGCGACGAAGTCTTGCGTATCAAGGAAAGCGTTGTCCTCCGTCCAGAAATAATAGATCGCGGTGTCGGGGCGGGAAATGGACTCCTGCAGGATGGGCAGTTCCTTGCCCACCAGCGGGGCGAACCTTTTTTTCAGCGTGCGCGTCTTGCCCAGCAGATCCTGCACAAGCGGGGTCCAGCCGGTGAGGGTGGTGAAGGTGAGCAAAATGCGCCCGTGCAAGTCCACCGTGCGGTACTGCAGCGTCTCAAACATCCTTTGCGGGCATTCCTCGTCGCACCAGATCAGATGCGCCTTGTATCCCTCCGCCACCTGCGCGTCCTGCTGGTAACTGCGGTAGTGGCTGAACTTGATCGCCCCGCCCTTGTGGCCGGGCTTGACCGGGGGCAGAATGCAGATGTTGTCCGTGAACCCGTTCTTCTGGCTGTACTGCACGGAGTGGTTCAGTCCCTTCTTGGTGGGCAGATTGCGGATGCCCAGCGGCAGCCCGTCGTAGACCATCTGCTGCTGATCCTCGATGGAGCGGTTCTCGTTGACGTGATAGGCGCGGATTTCCGCCGAGGGAATGGTGGCGGCGGCCCAGACGCACATCCGGCTGGCGAAAATTGATTTAGAGGAGCGGTTGCCGCCCAGAATGACGTGGTTCTTGTATTTGTGCCAGTTGTTCATCACCTCCTGCCACATCGGCAGCGACCAGCCGGCGCCCACGGGATTGTCGATCGCCTGGGCGTTGCGTTGCTCGCGGAAAACCATGTATTCCGTCAGTTTTTCCCGCGGCCACTTCATCAGTTCCGCGGCAAGCGGCATCGGCACCCAGGGAATGCCGAAGGCGGGCTGAAAATCGTCGGCAAAGTAGACGTTACCAATGGGCATGACAAAAGGCTGTTGGCGCGGCCGGCCGCGGATGGCGATGTCAAAGTTGGGCTGGACTCGGACTGATTCAAGAAATAATCCTTTTGGTCATGACGCCGAAGAAAATCCTTATTGCCACGCCGCTGAAGGGCCAAATCCCCACCAGTTACTTCCAAAACAGCCTCAAGCTGGCGGTGGAACACCTGCCCGGCATCAAACTTGACTGGTGCCTGCTGGAAGGCCCCGCCGTGCATCAGGCCCGCAACGAACTGGTGGCCCACGCCCGGCGCAATCAATTCGACGAGTTGGTTTTCTGGGACAAGGATCTGCTGTGCGAGCAGGAGGGCAAAGACGTGACCTCAGGGGCGATGATCCGGCTGCTCAGTCACAACGTGGACATGGTCTGCGGCATCTACAGCACCCGGTCACTGAAGACCCACTGGCACGGGCACCTGATCGCGGACGAGAAACCGGACCAGGACGGGCTGCAAAAGGTAAGCCGCTCCGCCCTTGGTTTCTCCAAGATCAAGATGAGCGTCTTCAAACGCATCGAGGAAAGGAACCCCTGGCGCAAAGGCGTGCTGGTGGACCCCAACCATCCGCCGCACGCCATGACGGAGTTCTTCCCCATGGGGCTGAAGGGGCCGGACACGCCGGAGGCGCGGCTGAACTCCATTCTGGAGGCGCTGGAACAACCGGCCAAGAGCCCGGAGATCATGGTGCAGCGCATCCAGCGCCTCGCCACCATCCCCTACGACCAGCCCAATGTCTTTGTCAGCGAAGACTACTGGTTCTGCGATCTGGCACGCAGTGCAGGCATCGACATCCACCTCGATACCAACCTGGTTCTGAGCCACCTCGGCACCATCGCCTTCCCGATTGAAACCCCGGAACTGCTCGAAATCCTCTCCGAACCCTGGCGCAAGGATGAAATCAGGTCAATCCGCGAACAACTGCTTAAATCCAAAGCCAGCAAGACCTGCGAGCAGGCTACGCATCCCGCAAATTGACCGGCGGCTGCTCCAGATCCTGCACCTGCCCACCCTCACCCGCCGTCAGATCCACCGGCTCGGACGCAGCAACCGCAAAATCCGCCGCGGGCGTCTCCGCAACCTCAACCGGCGCGGACACCAAGGCATCCTGCGGGGCAATCAGTGACTGGCCGGTCAGCTTGGCGACAATCTCCTCCTTGCTCATCGCCCCGTAGTTGTTGACCTGGATATTGACGTTGGCCGCCTGGGTGGCGTTCAAACCCTGCAACCGCTGACGCTTGTCAATCGCAACCGACAGGTTGAAACCCAGACTGTTGAGCGGGGTGTCGTCCACCGTCTCCAGCATCCGGTCCAAGATCTTGTCCGCCAGATTGTCCAGTTTGGACATCAGGCGGCTGTTGAACTCCTCCACGCTCATACCCACCACCCTCTGCAAGACAGCGCGATCATTCTTGGAAACCTCCCTAAGTTGGGGATGCCGGACAAGCCCGACCCCTCCGGTCTCCAATGTGGCCTGGGCGACGGCATTGATGAGTTTCTGGGGTTGATAGGTGCGATTGGGTCCAGACTTGCGTTTCATCGGTTGTAGGCGGCGTAAGCCTCCCGCCTGGCCCGCTCCATAAAGTCCTCCGCCGCCGGATGCGTCAACTCGTCTTCGGTGGCAACTTTCACGTCCTCAGTGGCAACTTCCCCGGTTTCGGCAGCAACTTTTGTCTCCGACGCAGGATCAGGCCTGGGAGCCGGATACGCCAACTTCCCCACAATCCGCCACTCATCATCCCGCCCATCCGCACTCGTCCAAACCAACTCCACCATCACCCGATCCTGCGGATGCAACACCCACCCCCCAACCTCCGCCTTTGTCCACCTCCCATCCACCTGCACCTCCACATACCACTTGTTACGACACCGCTGACCCACCACCCCCAACTTCACCCCAACACCCAAATTGGGTAAATTTCCCCACTGATCAACAACGGAAATATCTGACGTAAGTACTTGCCCCACCCCAAAAGACGAAATTGGTGCTTGCAAGGACGCTTCGCCACCACTACACGGCAAGCCGCCCGCCCCAGACCCCACCTCACCCCCTCCACCCCCCTCATCAGCTAAAGCTGCTACAGCCAAACCCTCCCCCACCTCAACCGCACCCAACTGCAAATTTTGAGGTGCAGGAGCAGATATATCACAATTGTTAGGCGCGGGGGGCGGCGTGACCCCCTCCCCCCCGGCGGGCAAGCTGGCAAGGGCATCAGCGACCAGGGCAGGGCTGGCAGGGGCGGCCGGGGGGCAGGCGGCCGGGGCGGGAGCCGGGGCAGGGGGCGGGGGCAGGCCTGCCAGGGCCGGGGCGGCGGGGGGCGGCCACGGCAGGCGGTGCAGGGCGGCCCACCGCTCCGCCTCGGCTAGGCGGCCGGCGGCCAGCAGGCGGCGAAGCCACACCCGGCGGCCCTGCAGCACCCGGCGGGAGGGCCGGCCACCCTTGGCACCCCACCTTTGGGCCTGCGACCGTTCCGCCTGGCCTGCTTCTGGCATAAGGTTATTTGCTGCGGTGGGGTGAGGGGCGGGAGAGGTCATAAGGGAATTGCAAACCGGGGGAACGGGGGGGAGCAAGAAAAAGCAGAAGGCGCATAGTTTGCGCTTGCTTAGTGAGGGGAAGGTGGCCACGGTGACGGCGTGAACCACAACAACACCGATACCCTCACCTCCCGCGATGTCGTCCGAAACGCCCTCTATAGGGCGTGCGAAACCCTGCATCTCACGTTCAGCGCCTGGCGCACGTTCCCCGAAAAAACTTGGGTGAAGCTGGCCGCCATTCACGCCGAGGCAGCCACCGTGCATCTCACGCCGAGCGCCACGGACGCCGAGCTGGCCGCGCAGCTGGCCAAGGTGAACCGGACGCTGCGGAAGTTGGGGGTTGCCTCATGAGCCGTCCGTGCCTCGGCCGCGTGGCCATCCCCTCACGCTCCCGCCGGCCGGACCCATTCCGGCAAGGCCTTCTGGTCGGCTTCCTCACCGCGGCCGTTCCCGCTCTCATCGGCTTCCTCCTCTGCCTCACCTTCCCCTAAACCTTCATCCCCTGACAAAATGACAACCGACAATCCTACAGGCTACCTCCTCCACACTGGCACCGTTGCCGGCCGCGCTTACGTCGCCATTGCCACGCTCGAAACCAGCAACCGCAAGACGGGCGACATGGTTCAAATATGGTTTCTCCTCCGCGACATTCACCCCGTGCAAGCAGTACAAGAAGGAATCGATTTTGAGACCATTTGCCGGGACTGCGTATTTGCCCGCGGCCGCGGTTGCTACGTTAATATCGGGCAAGCTCCCCTCGCCGTGTGGGAGACGTTTCACCGCGGCCGGTACCCCTTCCTTCCTCCGGCCGACTATGGGCGGGTTTTCTCCGAGCGGCGCGTCCGCTTCGGTGCCTACGGCAATCCAACGCTGTTGCCTTTGCCGCTTGTCGACAGAATCGCGAGGCTTTCGGACGGATGGACCGGTTATTTTCACGACTGGCGCACGCATGCGCAAGCGGCCGAGTATGGGCGTTACTTCATGGCCAGCACGGAAACGGCCTCAAGCCTGCGCCAAGCAATCACGGCCGGGTTTCGCGTCTTTCACGTTTCCCCCGAAAAGCCGGCCGGCTCGATCGAGTGCCTGTCAGATGCCAAGGGGATTACCTGCGCAGAATGCCGCCTATGCAACGGGCGGTTTGGCTCGGCTGGCCAAGCATTCCGGCCGATGGCGGAGAGGCAGCGTCCTTCAATATGGATTAACCCTCACGGGTCGCGCAGCGCGACCGCGGCCGCCGTGGCCATGAGCTGATCACGGGCGAGGCAAGGCAAGGCGCCGTTCCCCCGGACGGCGCTTTTTTCGTGCAAGCTCGCGGCCGGTACCGGCGGCCGGGGGAGCGGGGGAGCGTGCCACGGGCGGCCGGCGGGGGAGCGGGGGAGCGTGCCACGGCCGGCCGGCGGGGGAACGCGGGGGAACGCGGGGGAACGGTGGCCACGGCCGGGGGAGGGCGGGCGGCCGGCGGCCGGGGGAACGCGGGGAGCCGGCGGGGGAGGCCTTGCCACGGGCGGCCGGGGGAATGGGCCGCAAACGGGCCGCAGCTGGCCCGCAAACGCTACCGGCGGGGGAGGCCTGGCCGGACCCCGGCCGGATTCGCCGCCCTCGATTTGACCCGCCTGGATTTGATCCTGGGTGATTTGACCCTGGGCGATTTGATCCTGGGCAATTTGATCCGATTTGATCCGGCCTGATTTGATCTGATTTTTTCCAATTTAATCTTGACCCGGCGCAATCATTGCGCCTCACTCTGTTTCACCGGGGCAATTCCGCTCCGGGATAACCCGATACCATGACATCCGCAGAACTGAAATCCGCAGTCAATACGTTGAACGAATTCCGCGACCTGTGCGGAACCTACGGCGCCGCGCTCGTTGCCTGGCAGGACGACAACCGCACCTTGACGCCTTGGGAGCGTTTCGAGGTGATCGTCGCCGCCCAGGAGCAATGGGCAGGCTGGATGAAGGAAGCGAAGGAGGCCGCCCGATGAGCGCCGCACGTCTCACCTATCGCGTCGAACCCGCCGAGGAACCCGGCGAGTATGTTGCCCGGTACACGCTTACGAATCGCGTCGGCCGCGTCATTCTGGTCACATTTGACCGGGAGGAGGCCTGGGCCGAGGCCTCCGATTTCCCCGAGATCTGGCAGGAGGAGGACGAATCATGAGCCCCGCCGATTTCCTTCCCATGGCGCAACGCTGGCAAGCTGATGGCCTGGCCGTTTATACGGCACCATATTGGCGCGACGGCCGGCAGATTGGCGACCGGCTGGTGTGCCAGGTCGCGTGCGAGTCCGCGCTTGACACGCCGGAACCCCAGCGGCCGGCGACGCGGACCTGGGCGCAGGAGGCCCAGGCGGCCGCCATGATCGCGGCGGCACCAGAGATGTTCCGCATCTTGCAGCAGCTCGGGGCGGCGGCGGACTTGGGCGAGGTCGATCTTGACCCGGAGGATGCCGCACTCCTGGAGGCAGCCCGCGCCATCTGCCGGCGGATCGAGGAGGCCAGCCGATGAGCCTCACCACCCGCAACCTATCGGCCGCCATTGCCGGCGCCCGCGGCCGGCTGCTCGCCTCGGGTCGCGAAGGCCTCTGGGCCTACGTCGTGGAGGAAAACGACGAGTGGAGTGACGGCGGCTTTGAAATTCTGGGCGAAGCCGGCTATCAGGAATCCGGCCGGGAGGATAGGTGCCAAGCGGTCCTTTGGACGTACCGCGATCCTGCCGGCGTGCTCAGGGTCGCTGAGGAAGCGCAGGCGGACTGGTAACCCCCGTAAACCTTGGCCCCGGTTCACCGCCGAGGCCTTTTCTTGCCCATTTGCGGCCCTTTCCGGCCCCCGGGGCGGTCCTGACCCAAACCGGGCGGGATCGCCTGTTTAAACGCATTTGACCGGCCTGCCAATAGTTGGGCTTATACCGGCGCATTTCGTGCGCTTAGGTTTGACCCAACTTGATTTGATCTGACCCAATTTGATCTGACCCAATTTGACCCAAATGAATTCGACTGACCAAGAAATCACTTTCGCGGAGACGCTCCGCTGCGCCCGCCGGACCCTGGATTTGACCCAGACCGGGGCCGCCAAACTCCTGTCCGTCAGCCGGCGGACCATCCAGCATTGGGAGGATTCCCGGCGGCCGGCGCCGCACATTCTGGCTCAGGAGGGGGCTTTGGCCAGGCTTGACGCGGACTCTAAGCAGCGCAATGGTGACGCCGCCGCACCTGCGAGCACCAAGTAAAGCAACCCGCCGGCCCTAGGGGCGAACCAACCGAAGCCGGCGGGTTTCTGGTCTATTCGCAGGAATAAATGTCGGTTTGGCGGCACAACCCCTGGGGCCACGACCAGTCGTGCCGGGTGAAGCTGCGATCCTCGAAGAGTATTTTGTCTGTCGGCTGCACGGTGAAACGTCCGTTCTCCAACTGGGCGAACGTGAATTCCTTGGACTGATCTGGCGCGGCGGAAAAGGCGTCGTTTGTCGGGGCTGCGGTGAAAAGATATTCGCCGCGCATGGGGGTGCCGGCGCAATTGGCCTGAAGGCGCAAACTGCGGAGAAACGTGTACTCAGTCGCCGTCCAATCCGAGCCGTAGCAGTCCCACCGTTGCGCCTGCGCCTCGACCCATTCCGCAGCGGGATCGTCCCCGTGGGCGAGCGCGTGGAGGGGCAGGCTGCGGTAAATCGCTCCGCACTCCAGCATCACGTTGCAGCCCCACATCCTGCCGGGAATCGAGACGAGGCCAAACCAGACAGCCGGCGCGAACCCCACCGGCTCACGATGCGTGAAGGCGGTGTCCACCAGGACATACTGATGCTTCGGCAGGGAGCCGATGACGCTATTCACCGATACCGTGCGGTCTTCTCGGCCAATCTCTTCGGCTGCCTAGAAAACTGCTTGCCGGCGCGAGTGGCCTTCCGCTTCGCGGCATTAGTCGCGGCCTTCTCGGCCGGACTCAGGCTCTTCCAAGCGGCATCCGGCAGGTAGCGTCCGCCACCTTTCAAAGAGGGCTTGCCCGTGTTAGTGCGCCACTGCTGATCAGTCCACTCTCGGAGGCTCCGCTGGGTCGCTTTCACGATTTGTAACCCCCGCCCTGGCGCTTGTACTCAGCAGCGAGGAATTGTGCCTTGCGGGCGCTCCATTGGCCGGGGCGCCCACCCTTCCCGCCGGCCTTGATCCGGTTGAACAGTTCCTTGCGGAGGCTGGGCTTGGTGTACACGCCCGCCTCGTTGACTCGGGATTTGGATTTCATCAGCAACTCCAGGCTTTGCGCGACCAATAATTGGGGGAAAAGATGTTGCTGGTGTTGCCCTGGCCGGCTGACCGGGCGCAGTAGTTCCGTTTGCGACCCGGCTGATCCTTCTTGATCGTCATCGTCGGATCGCCAAAGCGCACCAGCTTCACCTTGCTGCCCTTCTTGGCGAGGACAGCAGACTTCTTCCTGCCGCCGGGGGTGCGCTTGGGCTTATTGTAGCCGGAGAATCTCTCGCCGCGGTAGGTGACCATAAATTCAAGGAGTGGCTGACAGGGTCCAGGTCGTCACGCCGAATTGATCAGTGGACTGGGTGAGTTGCAGACCTTCCCCAATGACGAGGTTCAGCACCGCGCCCACCTCCGCCTGCTCCCCATCCACCTGCACCTTGACCGGGGCGGCGGCGGGCAGACGGAGGAACTGGAGGGTGCGCTCAAAGGCCATTGCTCTTCGCTACTTGGGGTATTGGATCTTGTCAATCCTGGGGTAAACCGCGTTTTGGCTCGGGTAACGGTGCGAAGACAGCTCACCCCTCACAGGGGGGCAAGCTGTCTGTCAGGGGCGATACGCGCCTTGGACGGGGTGTCGCTTCGACTGGTGGGGCCGCTCGGAGGTGCCTCATGCACACGGCTGATCCACCGGCTCACTAGGTTTTACACCTTCACTCTTACGCCAGCGGGTGATGATTCTGGCTGCCGATGATGGTGGCAGGACTCCCGGTTAGGGTGGTCGCTCACCGATCTCTTAGGACTTCGGGAAGAGAAAAGCCCGAGAGCGTGGTAAGAGGCACGTCTCGGGCTTTTCAGCTAACTGAAAGTCTTCACCGCGCTGCTCTTACCCAGCGAACGCGAGCAGGGGATCACCGGAGGCTGGAGGGGGCAAGAAAATTCGTTTTAGGAAAAAATCACTTTGTGCTTGTCAAGCCCGGAAGCACCTCTCAGGGTCAGCCCGTATGCACGACGACCCAATCCACCATGCCGCGCTCCGGTACGCCGAGGCGCTTCAGCACCACGCCGAGTGTATCGAGCGCACCATCGCCGCCCTTGACCGGGCCATCCATCAGGAGATCGCGGAGACCGAGCGCCAGGCCGGCCGCTACCGGATCAGCAACACCAATGACCGGGAGGATTGACCGATGACCTCCATTTACGACCAGACCACTTATGTCATGTTGCCGCGTATCCAAGCTGCTCGCACGCTCAAGCGCGAAATCCGCAACGCCCACTTCTGCTCTTGGTCCCTCGGCAAGGCGCACGCCTTCCAGATTGTGGCCGACCATCACCGCCGCAGCGGCCAGACGCAGGAGTGCGCGTTCTGGCGCAGCTTGATGCGGCGGGCCGCGCAGGACGCCGTGATCGAGGCCAAGTACAACCTGGGCCTCATCAAGTACACTTACGAGGGAGGGGCGCGATGAAAACCTCCCACTGGTACAACACCCAGGGCGAAGCCGTCTTTGAAGTCCCGCGTGCCTCTGGCGGCGGGATGCGGCCGACGACCATCGCAGACGCCCGGAAGCTGGGACTGCTGCCCTCTGTCACGACCATCTTGGGCTGCATCGACAAGCCGCAACTGGTGAGTTGGAAGGTTGCCCAAGCCATCCAAGCCTGCTACGACAACCGCCCGACCGGCACGCTGGAGGAATACATCAAGGCGATGGAGGCCAAGAGCGAGGAGCAGGTGACCGATGCGGCCGATCTCGGCTCGGCCATCCACGCCGCGCTGGAGGCTGCCTTTGCCGGCGAGACCTACGACGCCGCGCTGGCCCCCTATGTCCTGCCCACGCTGGCTAAGGTCAGCCAGGCCGGGATCAAGCTCGTCCAGCACGAACTGCGGCTGGTCAATCCGCAGTACGGGTACGCGGGTACGACGGATGCCGTGATGGTGGATTCGGCGGGCCGGCAGGGGATCTTGGACTTCAAGAGCCGCAAGACCAAGCCCGGCCAGAAATGCACGCCGTGGGAGACGGAGCCGATGCAGATCGCGGCTTATGCTATCGCGCAGTTCAGCTCGCTCGATGGCATCGTCGGCAGCAACGTTTACATCAGCACGACTGAGGTCGGGCGGGTGGAAATCGTGACCTACACCAGCGATCAACTCAGAGAGGCCTGGGCTGCCTTCCTCGGCGCCACCAAGCTCTGGTCGTACTTGAAAAACTACAAGCCCGGCACCCAATGACGGAGGCAGTCATCACGATGAGCATCGCCTTCGAAGTCCAGACGCGGGTCGGGGGCAAGATGCGTCAGCCAATCGCAGTCTCCTTCCGCGTCGTCCGCCAACCGTCCTACCCGTCCGGGCCGCCGGAACTCGCCTGCCTGCAGGCTGAGATCAGCAGCATCCTGATCGATGGCGTGGACATCATCGCCTCCCGCGTCGCCGGCGAATGGGCGGAAGAAGCCCTGGCCGGTGACTAGCCGGCCAGGGTGAACACGACGACCGAGAGAATTTCTGCCCGTGCGGGTAGTAAGTAAACCATAAAAGCATAAAAAAATGAGCATCATCCTAACCGCCGGTTCGTCCGGCCCCAAAAGCGATCCGGTTCCGGCCGGCACCCATAGCGCCGTCTGCTACGGCATCGTTGACCTCGGCACCCAGGAGTCCGAGCAGTACGGACCCAAGCATAAGCTCATTATCCTCTGGGAGATCGCGGACGAGCGCATCGAGATCAAGGGTCAGAGCCTGCCCCGTGGGATCAGCAAGCGGTACACCGCGTCGCTCAACGAGAAGGCTACGCTCCGGAAGGATCTGGAGTCCTGGCGCGGGCGACAGTTCACGGCGGCTGAGTTGGCCGGCTGGGACATCGCCGGAATCCTCGGCAAGAGTTGCCTGCTCAATGTCATCCACCAGGAGACGCCCCGCGGCAGGTTCGCGGGCATCGCCGGGGTGATGCCGCTGCCCAAGGGGATGCCGCCCAAGCAGCCGGAGAACCCGGTCACGCACTTCTCGATCCGGGACGCGGTGGAGATCGCCAAGGCGACCGGGCAGCGCGACGTGCAGTGGCCCGGAAACCTGCCCCAGTGGCTCCTGGACGTGTGCAGCAAGTCGCAGGAGTACCAGGCCTTGGTGATGGGCAAGGCCCCCGCCAAAAACGATCCGGTGGCGCCCCTGCCCCCTTTGGAGGGAGTCGGGGAGGACGTGCCGTTCTGACAACCCGCCGGCCGCTCGCCCCCACCGGGCGGGCGGCTGGCCCAACCACCATGACCATCGGACAGGACTTGAAGGACGCCGGCTGTGACCGGGTCCATGCCAACACCTCGGAGGCGTGGAAGGAGGCCTTCTTCACCCAGGCCGAGCAGATGCTCGCCCGCAACGGCAGCTACACCGCGGAGGAGATCGTGCCTCTGGTGGGCCAGCCGCACCATCCCAACGCCATCGGCGCGGCCACCCGCGTGTTCGCCCGCGACCGCAATCTCATGCCAACATACGAACCCGCAAAGAACCCTGCGGCTCACGCCCGCATCATCACCCGCTGGCACTCCGTATGAACATTCCTCCCGTATTCTTCGTAGTGGCGATGTTACTTTCCGCACTGATCGGATTTGTGCTTGGCGTACTTGTACAGTCCAGGAATGGGCCAGACAGGGAGGACTGGTGATGAAGACCATCAACCGCATCCTCGGCTGGGCTGGTTACGCCGTGTTTCACCGCGACGAGCTTATCTTTGAGCGGCTCGTCACGACTCAGGACTGGATGGAGCGTGAGGCCGGCTACCGCCGCCGCATCGCATCCCTATCCGCCAATCTGAGCTATCACCGCCGGCAACTGGCGCTGGCCCGCAAAGCAGCAATCAAACCCGAATAACAATGCCATTCTCCATCTTCTCCAACGTAAAGTATGTCACGCCGCGCTATCTCCAGGAAGACCCGGAGTTGGAGCGCCAACTCAACGAGGCCAAGACCAGCGATCAAGTTGAGCACGTTTTGTTTTTTAAGATTAGGCTGTTGGATGACGAACTGGATGCATTGGATGCGGTGCAATTCCGCTTGGTTAATCTGATGAGCAGGAAGCAGCTTGATGCTTACGACGAAATCGAGGCAGAACTCGGGCCGAAGGCGACGCTGAAGCAATGGAGCGCCGCCATCAAGAAATGGAAGGAGGCGCAGCCGTGAGCGCATCCACCAACCGGGAGGACGTTTACCGCACCCAGACCGCCCGCTTCGCGGAATTAGAGGCTGAGAACGCCGCGCTGCGGAAGGCACTGGAGGACATTTTGATGGAGACCGACGAGCAAGTGATCTACCAAGTGGCACGGGCTGCGCTGATCAGGGAGGAGCAGCCGTGAGTTACCCAGCCCACCCTAAGAGTGCCCAGATCAAGCGAATGCTGATGGAGATGAAGCTCTACAAGCAGATCCAGTCTGAACTGCGCGTCCCCCTGGCCGCCATCAAATGGCACGTCAGCGACATGGGGATGCTCCGCATCCCGGTGACCCGTCAGGAGCGCCTCTGGCTGGCGGAGAGACGCGGCATCAACCCCAGGCTCGTACCATGAGCCGCCCCGCCAACGCCTCCAGCCAGGCCGTGCGCCAGGCCCTGATGCTGATGCAGCCCATCAGCTTCATCCGGTTGAATCTGCGCGTGTCCTGCAAGACCATCGGCAACCAGGTCACCGCCCTGGGCCTCCAGCGGGTGTACCTCACCCGCAAGGAACGCCTGCTGATCGGCGGCCGCCGCAGGATGAAGCGTTCCCAAGTACCATGAAAGTTACTTTGGAATTCACCCTGCCGGATGAGAACGCGGACCACCGCGCCGCCATCCACGCCCCCGCACTGGCTGCCACCGTATGGGACATCGACGCCCTGCTCAGGAACCTTCTGAAACACGGCGACAGCCGGTTCAAGACCCCGGACCAACTGGCTGAGTACATCCGCCGGGAGCACTTGTGCGACTGCCTCAACCGCCTCGACCAATGATGGAAAGCACCAAAGACGCCGTTGCCGTATTGCGGATGATGGTCGCCCCGTTTGGGGCCAGGATTGAAGCCAAGGCCATCGTCTATGCCATCGAGGAACTCACCCGGCGGGAAACCCTGCCCGCCGAGAACCGGGCCATCCGCGCCTCCCGTGACCGCTGGCGGGAGACCGCAGAGGCAATCGTGGAGGCCCTCGCCAACAAGGATGATGCCAAGCTGTCCAAAGCCCTCAAAACCTACAAAGCGATGCTAACCCTGCCCGCTGATGAAGCCAGACCTAGCTAAATTACAGGCGGACAACGAGAAGCTACAGGCCAAGCTCGACCTGTGGATGCGGTGCGCCACCCGGCTGGCTCACGCCTACCGGAACAACTCAACCGCTGAGAGTACTCGCGCATTCGTTGAGTACGCTCGGCTGAAAGCAGCAGAGGAGGGCGTAAGTGAATGATCCGCATCTGTTTATTTGCCTGTGCCGTGTCCTTACTAGTTGCCTGCACGCCTGCCCCCGCCGCCGCCGGCATCCGGGTCGATCAGTTGATCGACTGCATCGGGATGGTGGAGGGGAACCCGTGGAGCCGCCCCGGAGGCCTTTACGGCTTCACCAAGGCCACTTGGAGCGATTATTCGGATTACCCCTACTCCTGGTCCCAAAAGCCGGAGATCGCCCGTAAAATCGCCCGCAGGGCCATTTCTGACAGCATTGAGCGCCTGACTAGCGCCGGTATCCAGCCCACCCCCTACCTGATAGCCGTCCGGTGGCGGTGGGGTTATGCAGGGATGATGAAACGTATGAACACTCAAGACGACTATGGACAAAGAGTTACCAATCTTTACCTCGACGCGATTCGCTGATTGGGCGTTTGCGGCCTGCGCGGGGAAGGCCAAGACCCTTGGCAGGAGGCTCAACAGGGAGGAATGGCTGGCAGCGGTGGATCAGGCCCATGCCGCCTGGGAGGCCCGGCCAAAGCCCGTCTCGCGGAAACGGCCCAAGGAGGCGGATCAGGATTGGATCGCGGAACTGGAGGCCAACGAGGCCTACCGGGGAATCGACATCAAACGGGAGCTTGGGAAGGCGCAGGCTTGGGCCTCGGTCAAGGGGGTGGGGGTGACCCGCCAGCGGTTCGTCAACTGGCTGAACAAGGTGGAGCGGCCGGTCTCGATCAACGGTGCGGGGCAGACCAGTTTCCCCAAGCCGGCCGCCCCCGTCTGGGAGCCTCCGGGCTGGCGGGAGTGGGTGACTGCCAACAGCAACGACCCGTCCTGGGCCAGCCGCCCGTGGTCTGCGCTCGACCCCGCCGCCCAGAAGTACATCCTCGGTAAACTCCATGCCCCGCAACTATCAGGCCAAAGTCCATTACCGCGTGAAGACGACCCCGGAGGCCGTCAAGGAGATGCGGCTCCTCTACTGGAAGGGCACGCCAATCAAGGAGATCGCGGCCAAGTTCGATCTCTCGCATCCGTACTGCTGGCAGGTCTGTAATTTCTACCGCCTACGCAAGGAACCGCCCCCGCCTTACATCCGCCTGTGAATGAAGACCAAAGCCCCGAAGGTATCCAAGCCGTTCCGGCCGCCGCCCGGCGGGACGCGCCGCATCGTCCTCGCCGGCTATGTGACGCCCAGCCTCAACACGATGCTGGGACGGAACCATTGGATTCTCACCCGGCTGAAGATCGAGGCCAGACAGGCGCTCGCTATCGGCTTACGATCACCCGTTACGGGGCCAAACTCCTCGACATCGACAACGGGGTCGGGGGCTGCAAGCCCCTGATCGACGCCCTCCGCTACGAGGGTCTGATCCCAGAGGATGACCCTGGGACAATCGAACTCCTATTCCGTCAATACCAGGTCAAGAAAAGTTGCCGACGAACTGAAATCAGCATCACGCAGATATCATGAACAGACTCGACTTCATCGAGATCGGAACCTCTGACTTCGATACCCTGTCGCATCACGCTGACGCCAATACCCACGGCATCGCTTTGGAGCCGCTGCCGTTTTACCTTGAAAGGCTGCCTAGGCATCCAAACGTCAAACGGATCGCCGCCGCCATTACCCCAGGGGATCAGCCCGGAAAGATGCCGATTTACTGGGTCCACCCGGATGACCTGGTGAAGCATAATCTGCCCGATTGGCTACGGGGATGCAATCGGATCGGGGGCCTGCACCTGCAGCACATGGTGCCGCACATCTCCCCATACGTCCGCCGGACGGATGTCCAATGCATCTCGCTGGATTCGCTTTTGCGGGAAAATCAGGTGTCGGAAATCACGCTGCTCAAGCTCGACACCGAAGGCATGGATTCCGACATCTTGCTGGATTTCGCACCTTGCCTGCGGCGCCCGCAGAATCCAGCCCCGATGCCCGATGTCATCCAGTTTGAAACCAACTGCCTGACGCACCAGACGACCATCGACCAAGTCAGGGAGATCTACGGCAAACTGGGCTACAAGGCGCTGCGGCGCGGGGACGACACCCTGCTGATCCGCAGGTTTAGTGGACGATCCTGGGCAGATGGCCGCTGATACGGCCGATCCACTTCCTGCTCTTGCTGTGGGGCCAGAAGACCCATTTGTGCGGCATCTGGTCCGAAAAGAACCGCGTTACCAAAGGATAGGACACGTTTGGCTGCTGCAATGCGGTCAATAGGGCCTTCAAAGCATCATCCTTCAGATTTATGTTGTAGATGCTGGTGCCATCCGCCCGCTCATAGCCAACGTAGATGAAATCGTAGTCATCCAGCGTGAGTGTTCCGGGCATCAACTCGATGGTGTGCTCGTACATATGCAGGAGCAGCTTGTTCCACTCCTCATCGGGCATATTGCGGTCCCAGGAGGCCAGCGGCTCGCCCTTGTCAAGGCAGTTCTTGGTGATGCGTTTCTGGCGAAAATCGATCCCGCAGAAGAGTTCAAAGTCACGCAAGGTGCGGGCCGTGCCGCGCCCGAATTTTCCCCACTCGATGTCCTCGTAGCGATACCCCGCGAAGGAAAAGAAGTGCTTGATGCGCTTGTAGCTTTCCTGGTTCAGCTTTTCCCAGGTGATCTTCTTCTGATCTCTCTCTTCCGGGTTGGGGACATGATCCTTCCAATGTTTCGGGATTTCATGGCGGTAGTACTGGTGCCAGACCACAGGCTGGTGCGGATGGTAAATGTCATACCCATGCGAGAACGCCCGGAACGACATATTCATCTCCTCGCCCTGGAAATAATACCCAGGGTCGTTTGGAACCTCACGCACGAATGATCCACGGGCAAAGGCGAAGCCGCCGGCAAAGAATCGACCTCGGATCGGTTTTGTCAGGCTGTTCCAGTGCTTGATCTGCGAGGAGCCGGTGAACCAGACGGACGATTCCGAAAAAACATGGAAGTCGATCTGAATGCCGCCATGCGCCCTCCCTGCCGGATCATTCTTGGGATCATACGACGGCGGGTATGATGTCAGGAGTGGTTTTTTGACTCCATCGGATTCCAAACCGATCAGCATGGCGATGATCTTGGCGTCCCAATGCTCATCAAACCGATGATGACTGTCGATTTGCATATAGAACTCCTGATCCTCGTAGAGTTCGCTTGCGATCGCCCGCGCCCAGCAGGCGCCCTTGCTCTCATGGTAAGGCACGGCAATGAATCGCACCTGCGGGAGATGCGCGATCTGGGCGATGCTATCGCCTTCGGCATACTGCCAGCAGATGCCAATCCTTAATTTGTCGGGATTCTTGGCTTTCGCCAGACAGTCCAGAACTGTCGGTACCAATTCGGGATCACGATAGGCCGCAATCTGAATAAACACACTGCCGTCGTTGTTCATGGGTCGCAGCGCGACCGTCACAGAGCACCACCCAGGTTTTCAAGTCTTAATCCGCAGCCGATAGTGGTCTACCATGTCGCCGTGGGTGTCAGAAACGACGACAAAGCGTTCCCCGGTCATCCTGATAGTTTGCTCTTCAGCCAACTGAAGATGACGCTGATGAACATCCAAATGCCGGTAAATATGCCGGACCAGAGCAGCAGCTTGCGATCCGTTTCATGCGCCTGGGCCTCCACCGCCCGCAGCCGGTCGGCAATGCCGATATGGCCCATGGCCGGATCACCGACGAGGGCTTTTTCAATGCGATTCAACGCCTCCTTGATGGAGGATAATTCCTCGTTGCTCATTTGGAAGTTTTGCCGTACCTGGCCCCGAAGAACCAGAAGATCATCGTCCAGCAGCCAAACTGGATCTCGCTTTGCATTGCCGCCTGCTGTTCCGGCTGGGCGGCGAAATAAACGCAGGCCACCAGAAGCACCCCGATCCACGTCAGGGCCGGGCGGGTGAAGGCCCGCAGGGCATCCACGCCGACGTAGATGTTGGTCATCCAGGTACTGGTGCCGGCCGGGATCGAGGTCAGGCCCTGCCCGGCCTTCTGGCTCTCGGCAAAGGCCTTCCACGCCGCCTCCTTCTCTGCCGCCGCCATCTGGGCGTTCAGCAGCATGATCTGCACCTCGGCCTCCTTCCGCTTCCGGTAGGTCTCAAACCAAGAGGAGCCTAGGTGCAGCAACGAACCGACGACCCCGCCGCCGGCTGCATTGAACAGAATGTCCCAAACTGACATTTATTCCTCGTTGTAGTCCATGCGGCTGATATCAACCACCTTGTAGCCCTTTTCCGAGAGCTTCATCTTCGAGTTGATGTTCTTGGCGTCGTACAACTTGCGGACGGGGCGCTGAACCCTGTCGGGGACGCCGTTGCCCATCCGGTCCTCTGCGGACGGGTTGCAGGCGCACGGGCTGTAGTTGGAGCGGGGCAATTTGCCGTTCTTGATTTTCATAGGGTGAATGTTAGCGGTAAGGCACTGGGCGCGGGGTCTGCTGGGGCTGCTGCGGCTGCTGGCGCGGGTACACGTTCTTGTAGAACTCCAGCACGCGGTTCTTCTGCGCCTCCTGCTGCTCCATCTCGGCTTGAGCGGCGGTGCGGGCGAACCGGCTGATGAAGTCAGGCATCGCGGCTGGGTCGGAGGCGGCAACCATCCTCTGGTACAAGTCGGATTTGAGCAGCGTGCGACCCGGCTCGGTCACGACATCCATGAACTGCCCTAGGCGCCCAGATGCCTCATTTGGCGTTTTTACCTGCAGCGTGGTCAATGACTTGAAGCGTGGGTCATTGGCGAAGCGGGCCAGCCTCTCCAGATCTCCAGTAAACGGCACCCCGCGCTCCTGGGCAGCGGCCAGTTTCTGGGGGTCTACAAATTCACCTGGGGTCAAAGAATCCTCAATTTCATTGATCATGCCAATCTTCCGACGCGCCTCCAAAAACCTATCGTGAAGGTCTTTGCGATCCATCGCAATCAGACCGGCTTCCAAGTCCTTCGCGTATTCATCACTCTTCTTCTGCCAATATTTGACCTTGTCCAGATCCTCACGAACTCCAGTTCGATCATACTGTTTATTCGCCAACTTTAGTTCATCCTTGGCCCGCAAAAACTTGTCCGCATCAGCCTTGGCCTTTACGGTAAGTTCAGAAGTCTTTGCGACGTAGGCCGGATCAGAACGGATGACCTCAAGCTCATGGGCGTTGGCGGCGGTAAGTTCTGTCTTTTTAAGTGCCTGCAGATCGTCAGCGTGTTTGGCGGCAAGTTCATTGATTTCGCCAAAAAACTTGGATGCATCCTTGCTTGCCGCATCCAGTTGGGTGCTTAACTTGACGCCAATCTTAGGCTCAATGCCAACTTGGGCCGCAGCGATCCCAGTAAACAGTTCTTCATTCAGCCTGCGAATGTCAGCAATGGTGGCGTCTTTCCCAGCAAGAACTTCCAAGGCCGCATTGAGGCGGCTGGGATTACGCATTGAAGGCAGAATCTTCATACCCCTCTGCTGGAGCGCCTTCATTGCCAGATCATTGTGGTAATCGTGAATGGCGCGACGTTCAGCAGCACTGGCGATCTTGCCGGGGTCAACTAGCTTACCAAGCGCAGTTGATAGCGTAGCCATACCCGCGAACATGGCCGCTTCCTCAGGCTCCAGCGGCTTGCCCTCCAGCAGACGTTGCAAGGCCAGACCACCGACATTGGCTACAACCTGTTTTCTGGCCTCACCTACAAGGCCCTTTAGTCCCATCTTGGGCAGGCCCGAGCCAGGCACCGCACCAGAGACGGCTGCACCGGCAACTTCTGGGCCGGAAATCGGCTGCTCAGGCATACGCATCATCTGGGCCAAAACATTGCCACCCGCGCCACCAATAGCGCCACCCACGGAAGCGCCGGGCGGACCAGCAGCGGCAAAGCCAGCAGCCTGTCCAACCGTGGTCAGGCCACCTTCAACCAATGCAGGAGCCGCTTCCTTAGCCATTGTAGCGACGGATTCCCGCAAAGCTACCGGGTTAAGCGGGGCTACGCCACTGAACATGGCCCCGGACTTTGCCGCTTCCAGCACCTTCTGTTCGCCCTGGGCGCGTTCCTCAAGGAAGGCACGGTCCGCCGCCATTAACTCAGCAATGTCCCGATCATTGGGCGGCTCCGGCTTATCCCAAACATAGGTACGGCCAGATGCCTCACTCGTCAGTTCAATAGGTTTGGTGGCCATTGCGTGATCCTTGAGTTGTTATTTCACTCGCCATCCAGACCCCTTGGTAAGAGCGGAGGTGGCATCTGTCGGAGCCGTTGCGGCAGCACCGCGCTTGTTTAGTTCCTCCAAAGACGCGCCTCCAAGTTTGTAGTAGTCTTCCGAGGGCGCCGTCAGGCCAGCCTGGCGATCACGCTCAAGGATGTTCAGCCGCTGGATGGTCTCCTGAGTCTTGCGCCTGAGTTCCTTATACTGACGGCGGAACACCTCTTCAGACATATCCTGGTCAAGCGCCACCACTGCATTCTGCAGGAGTTCGATTTCCTTGATCGCCACCTGACCAAGCGAGGTCTTGGATTCCTTCAGTTTGGCAAGCTCATCAAACGCAGTAGCGGCCTGCACTTGTTTGAGCAGCGAAGACATACTGGCTGCAGGAGTGCCACCCTGGCCTTTGGTCTTCTGGCCAACAAAACCAACGGATAGCGGACCGATCAAAGGCTCGATGCCATCCAGCGTGAACATCAGGTTCCGCGCCTTTTCCATCCGCGCACGCTCCGCAGCGAGCTTCTGGGCTTCAGCTTCGCGCATCTCAATGTCCTGCTTACTGCCAGGTATGGGCTTAAATTCCAGCCCCTGGGGAGTTCTTCGGTAAACAGGCAGTGGGGCAGGCGCAGGAGCAGGCGCGGGAGCAGCAGCTCGCGGCGGGCCAGCAAACTGGCCAAGAGCAGCCATGGGGCCACCCGGAGCAAGCGCCTCCATAAATCGGCCAAGTGCCATCGGACCAGCAGGGGCCTCTGCGGCCCGCTGGAAGCGACTAAGCATCGGAGGCACCTCTGGAGAGGTCGCTGGCTGGCCCGGAACTATGCTTAAAAGCGCTGGATCGTTGGGGAGCATTCCCGCGTCTACATTGGCAGTGAAACGACGAAGTACACCAGTTTCTGGATCAAATGCGCCAACTCCACCGCCCATTGGCTGAATGGTCAAAGGCCTAGCAGCTTGAGGTGCCCGTGCCCCACCCGTCTGAACCGCAACTCGGCCATCCGACAGAATCTTGGCCCCAAAGTCAACGCTGGGGTTAGCCGCGATTAAAGCCTGGTAATCGCCCATCGACATAATCTGACCAAACTGGCCAGTTTCAGCACGCAGCTTTGCGATCTGCGCCTCCATCAATCGGCCCTCACGGTTCTCCTTGTAGGTATCCGCCAGACTGCCCAGCAGGGCGGCATCGTAGATGTCTACATCGCCCTTCTGGGCATTCTGTAGGGCCTTCTTTAGTGGCTCAGGGACAGTCGGGGAATTGGGGTCGTCTGCCAATACCCCGGAAACGTACTTCTTGAAGTTTTCGTCCTGCAGTTGGGCTCCGAACTTGCCCATCGCCTGCTTGGTCAGGAACTGGTTCTGCTGATACTGCTTGAACCCGCTGGTGATGGCACCGGAGATGGACTGGCCGATGTTCTCCATCGCCCGCGCCCGCGCTGCGCTGGCCTGCGACATCCCCTGCGCGATCAGTTGGCCGCTGATATCCTGGATACCTGGATTGTAGGGCATGGCGTTTAGGCGGGGTTCTGCGAGGCACTCAGGGCCTCAAAGCGGGCGGCAAGGCGGATGATCTCAGGGATCATCGAGTTCACCGGCACGCCGGCAATCCGATAACCGCCCTGATTGGTCAGGATGTCGTAGCTGGTCAGGAAGCCGTTACTGGCCGTGATGGACTTGATGCGGCTGCCCGCCATATCCGCACCTTCCGCCCACTCCATCGCGGGAATGCCAAGGATCTTATGGTCATCGCACACCGTGAAGGCGGTGCCGTCCTCGCGGGTGATCGTGAGGAAGGTACGGGTCGGATCTTGGTTCCAACTGCACGCCTGCATGATGAAGGCTTCCCTGCCATCGTAGCCGATGACGATATCTCCGCCTTTGAGGTCTTGAATGGCCTTGGGGCCGGTGGGGGTATCGATGCACTGATTGCCAGGCATACAAGACGGAAGCGGGATACTGAACAGAGCGCCTACGCCTTTGATGGCAAATGGGAGTGCTGCACCTGCGATGCTGCCACCAGCAGAAGCTCGAGCAGCCGAACTTTGAGCCTGTCCAGAGAGCCGGGCAGACTCGATGGCGGCCTCCTTGTTGCGCTCCGCGATTTCTCGGGCCAAGGCGGCATTGACGTTGGTCCCGTACACATCCGCCGGGTAGGCACCGAGCGGGTTGAAAGAACTGGACAGCAGGCTGCTGATGGGCTGGAAGATGTTGCCGGTTTGCAGATTGGCTACGTTCATCAGGTTGCCCATCGACTGCTGATAGGCAGCACGGGCCTGATCCTCCCGCTGCTGGCGGATGGCTTCCCGGTTAAGGATTTCCGCTCCAATGGCGCCAGGCGCAAACACTTGCCCGCGGGCGCCGTAGGCCTCCCTCGCGCCCTGGGTGGCGGTACGGATATCCTCGGGGCTCAGGATGCCCTGACGCAGGCGGTTGAGCTTTTCCTCATCCGCCCGCATCTGGGCTAGTCCGCTGGTCTCAGCCGCTGTCAGCCCAGCCGGCATAAACGACTGATACAAGTCCTTATACATTCCAAGCATCTGCGGCTGGTAGCGCGACAGAGCGACGAGCGTTTTGCCCAATTCCGCTTCAAAGTCGCGCTGGGGCGAGGTTCCTGTAGAAGTAGTAGTCACGGTGGAAGGGCCTCCTCCTCCAACGATGGGCGTAGGCGTCGGGGATGGAAGCGTTAGAGATGGCTCAAACGGAGACGGAGTTGGGATAGGTGTGGATACCAGGGGGGTTGGAGACAGTAAAGGCGGTCCAAACGTAGGAGGATTAAAGATGCCAGGCGTAATCTCAATTAATGGGGTTGTGATCCTATCCGTACTAACGTAGAAAGGGGTGCCCATGTAGGGGGTTGGGGACAATAAAGGCGGTCCAACCGTAGGAGGATTAAAGATGCCAGGCGTAATCTCAATTGATGGAGTTGTGATCCTGTCCGTACTGACATAGAAAGGGGTGCCCATGTAGGGGGTTGGAGACTGCTCGATTCTTTCAGTTCCTTCTGGGCGAACGTAGAAAGGGGTGCCCATGTAGGGGGTTGGAGACTGCTCGATTCCTTCAGTTCCCTCTGGGCGGACATAGAAAGGGGTGCCCATGTACGGCGTAGCGAGCCCCGGCGTGTCAATGCGATCTGCCGTCACCACAAATGGCGGCAATGTGACAATTTGGTTTTGTCCGCCTCTTAGCGGCCCTTGGAAAATGTTTGTGTCAAAATTAAATATGCCTGGGCTGATTTCTATTCCATCAGTATCAAATTCATCCGGCTCTGAAATACCAAACCCAAGCGATTGCCGAAATGGAGCCGCGTTGACTACAAAAGGAGGAAGGACAACGGGAGGCATTGGAATAAATTAACTGGTTGCGCCAGACCGGCAGACCTCGCAGAGGAAGGTGCCGTCCGAGATGAACATGATCTGGTAAAACTGATTGGCGTTGGTCAAAGCGTAGGTGCCGGTCTTCTTAAAGTTGGTGCCAAAGGTAATGGTGTTACCAGCCGTACCATCAGTCTTGAATCGGATGATCAAGATGTAGCCTGCCGCCGGGACGCTGGCCGCGTTCAGCGTGGAGGCCGTGCTGGACGAGCAGTTAATGATGCGGGTGTTGCCCTTATCAACCCCAAAGGTCAGAGCAATTGTTCCACTAAAAGTCTCCGTGGTCGCCGCCGTGAACAGGCCGGTTCCGCTGCCTAACGTCAGCCCGCCTGAGACTGTAAGCGAGTCGATGGTCAGACCAGAAGCAAGCATCGAGGAGGTCACCTCATCGTTGCCGATGCTGACCGTAGGCTGCCCCAAAAGGTTCAGCTTGGTGTAGGTGATCGGGTCCGTAGTCCCCGTGAAGGTGTAGCCTGGAGTGACGTTGGGCATGGTTAGACTTGGACGTAGTTTGCCCGCTGGCCGGGGCGGGTCTCATACCCGACCGACATCACGGAAATGAATCCTTGGGTATTGGTGATCTCAATCCAGCTAAGACGCCCTTGGCGGCGCGAAATCAAGGGCAAACGCAACTCCTGATTCATTTGCGGCTCAAACCCGGTGCCAGGCTGGATGCTATTTGGTCCGGTCGAATAGTCTTGGCGGTAGGCCCGGTTGTAATCGTTGTTCGCGTTGGTCAAGTCGTAGGCCGAATCCGCAAACTTCCAGCTATCGGCCCGGCTGTAGGTCTGGTCCGTGATCAGGACCGACTCCTCGTTGGCTCCCTCCGTATAAGTTGAAACCGAAAATTCGGGGCGGTTGGTGGCTACGTCCAAAAACATCCGTCGTTGGATGTGATTTAGCCCATCCGTATTGTAAGCGCGGGTGACCAACTGGGTTGAGATCTCACACAAGGTTGGGCCGCTGATGTCGTTTGGACCCTCATCCGTGACAAAGATCCGGCCATCCTCGGTGATGGCGTGCAGGCGCTGCAGGCCAAGGTAATCGACCACCTGCCAACCTTGGATGCACATATTCATGTCATCGTTGAACGCCCACTCTCCAAACCATTGCTCCGTAACAAAGTTGTAAACAATGACAGTGTTGCAAAAGACGCTGTTATCCAGCGGTAGGGCGACGTAAAGTTTGTTGTTCCAATACCCAAGACTAATCTTGCCCCCCACCTCCCAGTTGACCCGCCTCATAAGTTTCCGAATCCGGGCGGACAACGGCAGGGTCTTGTGCTGGAGGGCGTTATTGGTGCTGGTCAACGTCAGCAGGTTGATGTTGCCGTAACTGACGTAGGCTAGGTCGGGACCAATTGAGGCGACCGCATTGATGCCAACCAAACCTACCTGGCGGGTCACCTCAGTGGTGGTCACGTCCAGCAGCGACCCCTCGACGTTGTTCAAGGCAAGAATGGACTTGTTCTTGAAGGCGACCAGCGTGTTGGTGCCAAAGGGGAATGTGGCGACAAGAAAGTCAGAGTTGCCCGTGTTGATGCTAAACTCGTTGGCCACCGGGTCGTAATTGGTAAACGCAAGAACGTCTGACGCAGCGACGTTGTCCTTTCCAGAACGTACCCAAAGACGGTTTTGATAGTAGGTGGCTTGGCTACTATTTGGAATGCTGCTGAAAGTTGCGGGCAGGCTGGTGTTGGGAACCAACTCAAACTCGCTGTCCCATTGCCCGTCCCAGTACAAAGGGGTTTCGGTGTCGCCCCGAAACAAGTACAGAAAGTTGTTGGCTTGGACGATGGTCGATTGGTCGGTGACGCGGTAAGCCCCAAGGCTGACAGTCTTGCTGGCCTTGCCGAAGGCGTAGAAGCCAACGGCGTCGTAGCCTACAACGACGATCCACGGGGTGTCTGGTTCAGATGGATCGGAAAACAAGCCGGAAGCAAATACACTAGCAACGACGCTATCCGAGTAATATGATGCCTGCGTCACCGAAAGTCCAACCGTAATAAAACGCCCATTGGGATTTGCAGCAATCGCATTGATCCCCGAACTGGGAAAACCAGCTGTCTCTGCGGTCGCGCCCGCCGGAATAAAATTGGTTCCGTTGATCGATGTCCAGATGCGTGGGCTATTGGAAAAACCAGGGGTTTGCCGGACAAGAATGAAAACTTGATTAAAAAAATAGACACGGGTCGCGTTTAACAACTCGAGGTTGGCCGTTTCAGTGAATGTCCAAATGAGAAGATCCTGAGACCAAGCCACATAACCGTCCCGCGATACCAACACGAAACGCTCGTTGCCAAACGCTACAAAATCCCAATTAATATTAGGCGGCGAAGCGTGAAAATTAATGGTCGTCCAAGTTTCCCCATCCGAAGATGTTAGGATGGCATTCTGAACTGGAGCCACAAACTTGCCGTTTCCAAAACACAATACCTGAGCATCGAGAAGAGCAGCCGGAACTGCTGAATACGTCGTCCAATGATTACCATTATCGCTTGAAACTGATGAACGGCTATTATAAGAGCCATTTACAGTAGATACCCATTTGCCATTACCATAGGCCAAGGTATAGAACTGGTTTTGGAGGCCAGCAGGATCAACTGGTGGCGTTGCGGCTGCCGTCCAAGTGATGCCGTCTTGCGAACGAAGAACAAGGCAAGCGGTTTCAGCAGCATCTAATCCAATAACAATAAAGAAACCAGCGGCAAACCCGATGAAATTTAAGGCTCCGATTGAGAACGCCGAGATGTCCGCCGCTGTCCAATTAATGCCATCACTAGAGTACACAATTGTTTCCGGGCCATACCCGATGGCTACAAATTTATCCTGCCCGTACACCACTGAAGTGTAGTTCGAGGACGGCATTGTCATTGCCGTCCATTTCTGCCCAAATGCGCCTCCGGTGCCAGTAATGCTGTCAACATTGCCCAACTCCGGCAGGCACACAAACCCGCCCCGCGTGTTTGCGTTCTGAGACGAGAAGTCGTGGTTTACCGCCTGCTGGACGTTGCCAGGCCGGATGTTCTCCGGCGCGTTGTACTCGTCCACCCCAATGAACGCCGTGTCCCCCACTTGTTTGGGGGGATCGTCAGTCGGTCCGTATGAGCGGTAACGGTCCATGACCGTGGGAGGGCGGGCTTCAGCCTTGCGGCTTGGCAGCCTCGGCCAGCTTGGCTTCCAGCTCCGCTATGCGGGCCTGGGCCTCGGTAAGCGAGTCCACCAACACAGCCATCGACTGTTGCTGAAGCTGGCTAATAATCTCAGACTTGATGACTTCTTTGGTTTTCATAGAACGCGGGTTAATGGGCGATAGGGCGGTAGACGGCTATCACCGTCCCAAGGTATTCGTTGGTCGTGACCCGCGCCCACGACTCGCTGCGCGGAGATGCATCCCCCGCCATCAGCCAGCCGTGTTTATCGCGCTGCACCGCACGATGCACGATGGGAATGTCGTGGTAGGCTGCCTTGTAGGTGAGAATCTGGCCCAGTCTGATAGACTCGAAGGCAGACGCGGTGACGACAAACTCGCCGCCATCGAGGAACGGGCGCATCGACCCGGTGTGCGCGACCTCCCAGACCCGCCCGCCTGACGACAGCGCAGCGAGGATGGCCTCTGATTTGGGATCGGCAACGGAGTAGACCGGAGGGTTGGCCTTTACCGGCTGGAACGGGAACAGCAGCAGCCAAGCCAAGCCGATCAACGCCACATAAGTGGCGATGCAGTAGGGCAGGGCCGTGAATGCTGCCTTAAAATGACGCATCAAGCGCGGGTCAGGCCAAGGTTGGCCGTGATGGCATTAAGCTGGTAGTCGTCGTCGCCCGACTCTGGGCCAGCGGGCCAAGCGTCCCATTGGTCGATGGTCATCGAGGTGTTGCCGTTCTTCAGCACGACAACCGTCGTCTCCTCGTAGGTCTCGGTGATCGTGGGTGCGCCCTGCGCGGCGACAGCATTGCCGTCCGCGTCCACGCTTGCGGGAACGTGGGCAGGATTGGCGACCTCGCGGGTCTTCTCCACGGTCTGCACATCCTGCAACTCGTAGTAATATGCGGGCGGCGGGCCGAGCGTGATCGAGCGAATCATCAGCGTGTTTGCGGTGGACGGATAAACTTGGACGGGTGAGATGGTGGTTTGCATAGATTTTAGGCGAGGGTTAGCGAGACCGAGCGAGTGGTGCCGTCAGAGCCGCGCACCTTAATCGTCAGAGAAGTGTTGGAAGTACGCTCAAACGTCATCGTGGAATTAGTGCCGAGTG